GTATCCTTCCATCCGGACAAAGCTTCGCGCGCTTTCTTGATGGCGTAGGATTGATCGTCGAGTCCGAGTGTATCGGCGTACAGTTTGGATAGTCCCAATTCGGTATCAGCGGCTCCGGCTGCAAAGTTCGCAGCGACATCCTGAAACTTGTTTCCACTTGACACAGCAGTCGGCAGGGAGCCTGACTTTCCATCCCATTGCGTGAGAGATGGGCTCTGTGGTGCTTGCGCATACGCACGATTGGAAAGCTTCTCAGCCTCCACAGGATCGAACTGAGGCGCAGGCATCTGAACGCCTTGCAGTACGCTTTCCTTGGGCGCGCGATCCACCATCGAATCTGACATCCCATAGGGGTCTACCATCGTGTCATCAGGAGTTTGAGCGGACGCAATGATGCCTTGAGTTGGGCCGCGAGTTGAGCCGTTCTCGAATTGGTTGGCGGACTTGGGGATGTTTACAGAGCCACGTCCTGCACCTGCACCGCTAGGGTTCAGGTGACCGATGATTTCATCAGGCGTGTAGCCTGACTTCATCGCTGCAGACGAGTCGAATCCGCTCTGCTGCCCCAAGAAATCGGCAACTTCTGCAGGCGTATAGCCAGCTTTGATTGCACCATCTACATCGAATGGCATGGGTAAGCCTTACTTTTTGAATGAACTGAGCGGGGGTCGTTTGGTAGGCGAGGCTGCAGTAGAGGCAGGCGCATCGGGCGCATCCAATCCACTACGTTTATTCTTCAGCGTTCCAAGGATTTCATCCTGCATAGCTTGCAAAGATTGGAAGCGCGTCGGATTCTTTTTGTCGTCACCATTGGCTTGCATATCACCCACGATGCGGGTGATCCCGTTGAGTTGGGTGGTGAGCTTTTCTGAGGCATCTGCTTTGTCTGCTTTGCTTCCTTGCTTCAAGGATGCGATCAGTTCGCGTGTCTGATTCGCGGAAGCAGCAATCTGGGATTGCGTGTCATACCTATTGGCATTCATTGCCATCAGAGTGTCGTCATGTGCACCCTTCTGCGCGAGCGCTGCGTATGCGGCATCAGAACGCTGTGAGAGTTGCGCTTGTGTGGCGAGCGGGATATCTAAGGTCTGGCCTGCTGCCTGAATACGCGCTTGGCTCTGCTCATCGGCAGACAGTGGCACTCCATCCAACTCACTCTGATCTGCGTCTCCAGCCTGCAGGTTGCTATCCGGCCCATAGAGGGTGTTTAGCTTTTTGAGTTGCATACCTTGGATGATCGGCTGCGCTGCTTTGTTGACGCGATCCGTTTGCTGCGTGCGCAGTGTGTCGGCATTTGCATTCTGAGCCTGCAATTCAGCTTTCTGGCGCGAGATTGCGAGATCGTTATTTAACTGCGATATCGTTTTCTGACGCTCTGTCTCAAGCTCACTGTTCAGCTTAGCCAACGACTCTTGGCGCGCTTGGTCTTGGTCGCTCTTGATTTGAGAGCCGATAATCCCGGCACCTGATTCGGCGGCACCACCTACAAAGTCTGCGAGAAAACTCATGCTGGTGCTCCCATTTGCTGACCAATAATCCCCTGTGGTGCAGGCGTTGATTGTGCCGCTGCGGGTGCAGGTTGTGAAGGTGTTGGGGTTTGTGTAGCTTGCGACATGATCTTTCCGACTACGTTATGCACAATCGTTGGATCAGCTTTGTGGTGCGTAACTTCCTGCGCTACATCCACCATCACCAAGTACACATTGGCACCAAGTTGCGGCAGAAGATTGGGAGGTACTTGGGTATGTTGCTGGATCGCAGCCGTCACGGTATGAACCGCTGTAATCGCACCATCAACCGTGCCAAGCATCTTCAGGAAAGTCATCATCCGCTTGGGGTCATAGATGATCTTCTTGGCGATCATCGTCAGCTTGGAAAGCGTGGCTATATCTTGTGGGCTCATACAATTTGTCCGTTAGGTTTGAACACATGTGCGCCACCAATGCGCGTGAGTTGACTTGCAATGATCCCCTTGGTCTTTGGGATGCCTGAGACAGAGGCGGAGTTGGCGGCAATCTTGTCGCGTGCGATCCGAGCCTCTTCGTTCATTTGGTCTAGCTTGTACTGCTGAGCCTGAGCTAATCTCTGTGTGTCGTAGGAGTTCTTTTGTGCGCCAGCAATTCCGTCGAGAGCCATCTTCAACAGTGGGTTGTCTTTGTTTTGCTTGCCCCAAGCCGATGCAGTGTCAAAGGCAGATGAGACTTTTTCAAGAAGCGTTGGCTCTTTCTTGGAGGGGGTGGTATCAGCAGTCGCGAAGTTTCCATAACCTCCGCGGGGGTCAACCATTTTCCCAATCGAGTCCTGAATGGATTGCGTGATTTCCTTGGGGAGAGCGCCAGACGCGACAGCAAGAGACATCCAGTCTTGCTGCATGGGGTTGGCCCCATCCGAGGCGCCAGATGATCCCTGATAGCCTGCAGCAGCATCCTGACCCGCGGTCCCGTCATTCGTAGATGGAGGCGTAGCAACAACGGGAGGCGCGTCAGGAGTAGGCGTCGCATCGGGTGGTGGAGTGTTGCCATCATCGTAGGATAACTGGCTACCATCGGGATTAGTTACTGTGACCCAAGTCATGTTTATGCTCCTTGCTTTGTGAGAGTTCCGAGTCCGCCTTTGAAGGCAGAGAGCACGTCTCCAAACCTTCCCTCTGCGTAGACTGCTGTTTTTGGTGCGGAGAATCCTGCCGTCTTGATATCCAAGATGGGGGACTTCGGGTTTATTACGTTGTTGATAATTCCACCGATGCCGGGAACCCCGGTTCCTGCATCAATGCCACCAACCAACGCTCCAGTGAGAATGTCTTTGCCATTGAGCCCGGCAATCAATCCTCCGGAGGCCGCTCCACCAAGCGTAGATGATCCGGTGGCATCATTGACCAACCCGCCAACATAGTTACCCGCGGCATTGATGACCCCGCTGCCAGCACCATTCAAGATTCCTTGGCCTATGTCTTTGCCATTTATCAATGCAGATGCTCCGCCTACTGCGGCACCACCAGCCACTGTTCCGAGTGCATTGGTGAGCGCAGGGGATGTTCCAGCAGGCAGTAACCCGCCAACATAGTCCGATGCAACCGTTCCGACTGCGCCTAATGCAGCACCAGTAAGACCGGCCTTCAAAGCAGACTCAGTATTGCCGCCTGCCGCAAGATTCACCCCTGCGTTAATCACCCCTGCGTTGACTGCATTGGCAGCTACGCCCTTAGTCATTCCAAGCGCACCAGCAGCACCGTTGGCGGACAGTGCGGGAGCACCCGATCCAATGCCTACTGGGTTGTATGCGGCCCCAACATCTGATCCTATTGGTCCGGTACTGAAACCTGCCGTTGGGATAGATGTATCCACGACAGGGGTTGCGATAGGTGCAGGCGCGACAGGAGCAGTTGGTGCGGCAACTACTGGCGTTGGGTCTGGGACGACAGGAGCCACCGGGGATGCTGCCAGAGTTGGCGCGGCTGACCCGATGATCCCAATTGAAGATGCGAGGCTAGATGCTGCAGTATTCGTAGCTGCAGCACTCCCAAGCGTGCTACCCGCTGTAAGGCCCGTTCCGCCTCCAGATGTCAGGCCGACTGTTCCGCTACCCGCCGTAAGCCCCACCCCAGATGTTGAGCCACCAAGCGTGATGCCTGTGTCAACTGCAGCAGGCGCGGTGACAGCAGGAGTTGCAGCAGCACCGGCTGAACTGAATCCACCTGTAGCCAAACCAATTAAGTTGCTTGCCACCATGCCAGCACCAGCAGCAGAGCCGACCTTCGCTATGTTCCCAATGAGCTTATCCAAGAAACTGCTGCTAGACCCTGTATTCGGGTCTTGCCACATATTCGAGTCGGGATTCCAAATCCAATCCGGATGACCCGGCATTTGGACTGCGGCATTGCTTACAGGGTCAATTGGCGCAGGAGCAGGAAGCGCAACGTAGCTTGAGTATTGCGTCTGCTGTGCTTGAGTGACCGTTGGAACACCATTAGCATCCACAGGAATAGGGTCAGCAATAGGCGCAGGAGGAGCAGGGGTTGGCGCTGCATTGGCTTGATCCGTCAACTGCTGTGCTTGCGCCCGTCGAGCGGCCTGCTCAGCCATCGATATAATTGGGACTCCATCACCGTCCACAGGGATGTCTAAGAGCGCATTTATCTGCGCCTGTATTGCAGGAGTCATTGCCATCAGGTTCTCCGCTTAGACAAAACCTGCCACATACTTGCTCAGATCAATATTTCCAGCGAGCGCTCCAATCATATTCATCGAGTTGGAAAGATTCGTCTGAATATCAGCGATAGCAGATGTCTTGGAAGCGGCGTCCATCGTGGTATTGGTGACGATGTCCTTGATGGCATTCTGCGCGTTGTACACAACCGTCGATGCAGAGGTTGAGGCTTGCACAATTTCCTTGTACTGCGCTTCAATGTTTGCAATAGAGGTTTGACCCGTGATCTGCGCATTGAGTTTCGCAAGGTCGTTAACTTGCTGCACTCCCAAGTTCTGCAGCGTGTATCCCTGCTGCGCCGCAAGGGTCGCGATGTTGTTCTGCTGCTGAACACCCATCGTCTTCAGGGTGTTCACCGCCTGAGCATCCATCTTGCTGAGATCGTATCCCTGCTGCTTTGCAAGCGTATCGAGATTATTGGTCTGCTGAGTCGCCATCTGCGCAAGTTGGTTGACCTGCTGAGCCGACATGTTGGTGAGGTTGTACCCCTGCTGCACAGCCATTGTGGCAACGGTGTTCTGTTGCGCGGCAGACATCTGTTGCAGTGTTAGACCAGCTTGTGTGTCCATCTTCTGCACGTCAAACCCAAACTGAGCCCCGAGGGTCTGCATCGTATTCGACTGCTGAAGCGCCATCTTGGCAACATCATTTACCTGTTGCGCAGTCATGTTCTCAACGTTGTAACCCTGAGAAGTTGCAAGCTTAGCAATGTCATTCTGCTGCTGAACAGACATCTGCTTCAAGGTGTTAGACGCTTGGGCATCCATCTTGTTGATGTCGAATCCGTACTGCACCCCGATCGTCTGCAGGTTGTTTGCTTGTTGTTGCGCCTGCAAAGCCAACTGATTGACTTGCTGAGCAGACATTGTTTGGAGGCTGTACCCTTGGTTAACAGCCATCTTCGCAATATCGTTCTGCTGCTGAGCAGACATTTGATTTAGCGTGATGCCAGCCTGCACATCCATCTTGGAAACATCAAACCCGTATTGCGTGCCCAAGGTCTGCAGTGTGTTGGATTGCGTAACCTGCATCTTCTGCAAGTCATTGACTTGTTGAACAGACATATTCTGCAAGTTATACCCTTGCGTTGCAGCCATCTTGACCAAGTCATTCTGCTGAGACGCGGACATCGTAGTCAGCGTATTTGCAGTCTGCTGATTCATAGCTCCGATGTTGAAGCCATACTGCGTTCCAAGCGTCTGCAGATTGTTCGTCTGAGCCACTTGCATCTGTTGCAGTTGGTTTAGCTGCTGCGCATTCAAGGTGTCTAGGTTGTACCCCTGAGAGACAGCCATCTTCGCCAGATTATTCTGCTGATCGGCAGACATCGTTTTCAGAGTATTCGCTGTCTGCACATCCATCTTGGTCAGGTCGAACGTCTGAGCCTGAGCCATCTTAGCCATATCGTTGACTTGCTGCGCCGTGATAGTTTGCAGGTTGTACCCTTGACTGACAGCCATCTTGGCAACATCGTTTTGTTGCTGTGCTGTCATTTGATTCAAAGTTATGCCTGCCTGAACATTCATCTTGGAAACATCGAATCCATACTGCGTACCCAAGGTTTGCAGTGCGTTGGATTGAGAGACCTGAATCTTCTGCAAGTCGTTTATCTGCTGAACCGACATCGTCTGCAGGTTCATACCCTGCTGTGCCGCCATCTTCGCCAACGTGTTCTGTTGGTCAGCACTCATATTGGCAAGCGTGTAGCTCTGCTGTTGTGCGGCCTGCGCAGAGTTGGCGGCGACGCCTAGGTTCTGCCCTGCGACTTGGTTTTGCGCATTGGCATTGAACTGCGCGTTGGCGTTCATGTTTCCGACATTGGTCTGAGCGACCTTAGATGCTTGGTTTGCATCGGCAGAGGCGATCGGAAGTGCGGCGCTGTACAGAGCAGACTCACCGGCAGTTGTCGCCATCGAGCTATTCAATAGACCACTTGACGCAGCAGATTCCTTCGCGCGCGTCTGTGCTGCCTGCAGGAGCGGAGAGTTCTGCGAGATGATGCCCTGAACTTGACCGGCTACCGTCTGGTCCGAGGTGTTATTCCACGTCGGAGTGGCAGTAACTTGAGCCGCGGTTGCTTGCGGAGTTACCCCGGCATTGGCTACTGCTGCGTTGCTGTTCAGATTGACATTTGGAGTGTTTGTGATGGTGGTTGCAGGAGGCGGCACTAGACCGTTGTTTGGATCGAGCGGATTGGTTGCCATATTTATTTCCTAAGAATTTTTACTTGCGCATCGAGTTCGTACATAATATAATGCCACTTATGATAATCAAAGATTTAACGGGCCGACGTTTCGGCAAACTTGTAGTCATTTCGCGTCATGGCTCCTCAAATGGGAACAAGACTTGGAACTGCATCTGCGACTGCGGAAACATCAAAGTTGCATCCAGCCCAAACCTAAAGGATGGGAAGACATCTAGCTGCGGATGTTTGGTAGCGGAAACCAATCGACGAATACGCCTCAATAAACCCAGCCCAATCTCAGTACACAACGCCACTGCGGGGTATACAAGAACCCCAGAATATGTTTGCTGGCTGTCAATGCGACAACGCTGCAGTGATCCGAAGCACGCAAACTACAAGCACTATGGCGCATTGGGAATATCTGTTTGCCAACAATGGCAAGATAGCTTTTCCATCTTCTTGTCTGACATGGGAAGCAGGCCAAGCAGATCACATTCAATTGACAGGATTAACGTTCACGGAAACTATGAACCGTCTAACTGCCAATGGCGGACACATAGTGAACAACAAAACAATCGAAGAGATTCAATTCGCATTCAGGTTGCTTCTGGGCCAACCACATTCAAGGACCTATCCGTCTCCACTGGAATACACGAAAGAACTCTGCGCAACCGATACCAAAAATTTCAGTCAGGAGAAATATCAGAAGCAATGTTTTTGAAGACTAGGGCTTCAAAACCAAAGATTTAACATATTCCTGCAGCGCCCTCAAACGCTCTTCGCTTGTATCAAAAGCGTCTGCCATTTTTTGAATAGTTGTTGCACAATCTCCGACCACGAACCGGGCTCTGGCGAGATCATCAGCTCTGCCGGGGGCGGAGGGATCAATGGCGGTTGCACTACCGAGGGCGGCTTGTAGGTCGCGCAGGCTGTTACCAGCAGCAACGGCAGAAGCAGAGTTAGCCTTTTGGTTCTTGATGTACGCATTTGTCAGGTTCTCCAGTGATGTGTGCATGCCCTGCTCTTTGGCACGATTTACTTCTTCTGCCTTCAGAGCTTGAGCGACTTGCTCTGCGCGGTATATATCGAACTCAGCTTGCACGGATTGCTTGCCGATGTCGTACCCCTTCCATCCTGCGAGAGCGATGGACGTAGCGATTCCAATAGCGACCCATACGCGCCAGTTAAGTAATGCGAGCATCTTTATCCTTATCGAGAACTTGCTGCTTCTGATTGAGGTAGCGGGATGTGAGTTCGTGCGCGACTACGATCGATCCATAGGCAACCCACAGCAATTCTGAGAAATTGCCTTTGGCGTAGAACACCGTGTAGATGAAAGCCCACGTCATAGAAGCCTTGCCGATGTTCGACCACACAGCGGTCTCACGCAGCTTGCCTGTTTTGTGGTCAGTGACCAAGTCTCTGAGGTGCCACTCGCTCATAGTTCAATCTTCTGTATAGTGGCATTCACTGCTTGCGCAATCGCTTCGTGCGCCGCCTCACACGGATGCGGATCGCGCTTCAAATCGCACCACCAATCCGCAGTCCCGAGAGGATCTATCACGACTGCGTTTGTCAAAGAATCAAGAGCGGCTCGGTACTGAGGCAATAGGCGTTTGGCCTTCTCGTCCGTCACAGAATCCCCAAACGGGAAGTGCAGAGGAGGCTTGATGACGATGTACTTCACGCCCGGACGCGTATCAATGGACGATTTGATTGATGCAATAAACGTATCAACGGGGATTCCTGCGGCTGCTTCATTCACGCCGAACAACAACACTACATAGTCAGCCGGTAGCCATACACTCAAATCTGTTTCACTGCGGCACACCGCAAGCTGGCATCCGGCGATTGCGTAGGAGGACACGTTCAGCCGCGAGTTCAATGCTTCGAGCTTTGCAGGCCACGATTTGCTCTGAACTGCACGTGGATAGCAGTCTACGTCTCCGGGTGAGCGGTCACACATGAATGCTTGCGTTATCGAGTCACCCAGTGCTGCAATACGAATAGGCTTCTGAATATCAGAGGCAGTCGCACCACCGCATGCTTGCAAGAATAGCGCCAGCAAAACGATGGAAATTTTCATAACTCTCCCATCCCTGTTTGTGTTTCTTGGTAATCTGATTTCAGGCATGCGTACACAATTCCGAGTGCGCGCTCCATTGCTTGCGCCTCCCAGAATCTGTGTTGCGCTTGGTATTGCTCCACCTTCGCGATAAGTCGAACAAGGGCTTGCTGTTCAACCGGCAGAAACTGTGAATCAAACGGGTCAAGCGTTAACATGCGGCGTGTCGAAGAGAGACTTCTCTGCCTGCCGCCGTTTAACCAGTCCGGGAAGAATCTTTCCAGCAGCATAGACCCACCTTAGGAATTGAGTGGAATCGGGCGTTCCTGCATTGATAAGGCGAAGCAAGGTAGACGACTTGAGATTGCCTAGCCCCACGTTGTATGCGAAGCTCGTGAGCGCCGAGAGTTGGTTCTCGGTGACCGGCACATGCAAGAGTGCTTTAACACCATCCTGCGTTTTCTCCAAGTCCTTTAATAGCCATGTATCAGCTTCGTCCTGCGTGCAGGTATCGCCTAGCTTGAAGCCCCCTGTGCACCCCCAACCGATGGTTATCGGTTCCGCCAAGGTTCCCGGATCGACGTACGCTTTAAGCGAGCAGCCTTCGTAGTTTTTAACGAGATCGATGCAGGCTTGGTTCACTTCTGACCTCGCTCAATCAACCTGTCCAACTTCGCGTCTAGGCGAGAGAACTGATCCTGCATAAGCTTCATAGCTTCACGCAGAGAATCAGCTTGAGATGTATCTCGCGCGTGGAGCGCCACAGCATCCTGCTTCAACAGTTCCACGTCTTTCTTGATGTCAGCAATCGCCCAGATAACCATGCCTGCTTGCACGAGAATAGTGAAGATAAGCCCGAGTGGAACTTTCTTATCGAGGTGCCACCCGGTAGGTTCTTGCATTCGGTGCTCCAGTAATGCTCGACGTTCGCCTTCGCGCCGCTCTAAGCCAGACGGTTGGAAATCAGTCATGGGGTAAGCACTCTCAGGTTATTCACAGCCACCCCACATGTCATCGCATTGATTGCTACTTTTGCAGGGGTGTTTATGTAGTCGCTCTGCATCAGCCACCACAGGCCAGCAGAGACGAGAATGAGTGGTGTGAAGGCGCCGATGTGCAGGACTTCACCGATGTGCATCGACCACGCAGCGATGGGGTTAGCTTCGACTCCGACGCCGGTGTTGATGGCGACTGCCGTGGTCACTAGGTCGGCGGTTTTGCAGGCTATGAAAGTAGTTGGGGATGTGGCTACTTCCTCAATCGTCGGTGTTGCGAAGGCTTGTGTTGCGAACAGGCACAGGGCTAAGAGTAGGCGTTTCATTTTGCAATCTCCCATGCATCACCGCGCTTGACGTAGCAGGTAGCACCCATGTACTTGGATTCCTGCTTTGTGACCTCACCGAGAACGGTGCAGTCGTGCGCGTTGTATGCATTCCATCCACCGAGGGTGAACAGGGCGTAGAGAATCCAGAAGATGTGGTATTCGATCATGCTGGAGCCACCACAGTTACCGTTCCAGACGAACCACGGAACTTGAGAGCGCCGCCCTCAACATAAAGCTGCCCCATGCCTGCGGGTGACGTAGTTGGTGCCGTAGCATTTGCTAGGCCGAGAACCTTTGCAGCAGAAGTACCAAAGGTAGCAACCCCCAAGCCTAGGTTGCCTGCGGTATCTTCGGTAAGTCCAGCAGTCTGTAGCTGTAGATTTGCATTACCAAACTTTATACGTGTACCCGCTGGAATACCCGCAGTGTTTGCCGCAGACTGGTAAATCGTTGGTTGTGCTGCTAAGGTATATCCGTCAGTAATGAATGTGAAATATACAGTTTCTGTTGAGCCAGACGAGTTATAGAAATACAACATCGAACTACCACCGCCTAGTGCTTCTCCACCGTCAACCAGATAGAAAGGTGCTGATCCTCCACCGTAGTTCGCAAGACTGATAATGGTTGAACCGAGTTGGTTTCCACCTCCATACATAGAGATAGAGTACCTAGATTGCGTTACAGCCCCAGAAAACGTGCTGTCTACCATCAAAGTGCCCGATAAGGCAGAACCGAATGCGCCAGCGGGCATACTCATCACCGGTATGTAGCTACCCGACGCACAGGTAGCAGACCACTTGGCTGAGGCTACGCCGCGGGGGAATGTAGCTACTTCGGTACTACTCAGCGCACCTGTCACGGCTAGGCCGGTGGAGGAGACTGAGGTTATGGGGGAGCCGTTTATTTCTTGCGTTACTGCTGTACCTGTTGGAGACACTAGATGCAGACCTAAATTAGTCCCGTAGACTTGACCTACAAGATTAGTATTAGTGGTAGGCCCGTTATAGAGCGTTAGCTGCGCAATGCCTGCGACCCCACCATCCAGAGACAATTGCCCACGGTATGCCGTGTTTGTAGCAGTTATGGTTGTCTGTCCACTCGCACTCAGCGTAGTAAAGCTGCCGGTGCTTGGGGTGGTGGAGCCGATGGTTCCCGGACTTGCCCAAGTCGCACCAAGTAGCTGACTTGCGTTTGTTGCAGTTCCGGTTAGAGCGCCAGTGAACGTGGTGGCGGATACGGTTGTGAATGCCCCGGTGGATGGTGTTGTTCCACCAATCGGTCCAGCCGCAGGAATGCTTGTGAAGAATGCGCTGCCGTTGACCTCTAGCTTGTAGGTTCCAGTGGGAACTTGATTGATTGCTAGATTTCCGGAGGTGTCGAATTGAGCGCGACGCGATCCTCCAACATAGAACCCAAGCGGCAAATATGTACCAGTTCCAGAGATCGATGAAGCAATCTGCGACTCTGATGAAATAGCTGTTATCGATGTAATTGAAGAGTTGTCGGGGTCTGAGCCTGAGAAAGCTTGAAACGCACCCTGCGTACCAGACCCATTTGGAATCGCGCTAACGCTAGTAATTCCATTGGCAGTACTGGTTTGAAACATGGCGCGATTAGATTTTGTCACACTAGAAAAATCACCAGTAATTCGTTTGCCAGTTCCAGTGATGTTGATCGTCGCAGGGCTGATCGAGTAGTCCGCATGTTCGTAGTTCTCAACTCTCCATCCCGTTGCGGGATTACCAATGGGAACGGCGATGCATGCGTCACCCGCAGCGGTGGTGACGTTCGCTCCGTTTGGCAGCACTAGGGTTGCAGAGTTGACGAGCGTCAGCGCCCCGGTGAAACGAAGATACTTCACCCCGTTGTAGGTTGTGCCGAAAGACGAGATCGTGTTCGTGCCGGTGATCGAGATGACGTTACCTGATGCAGAGCCAATGGTCGTCGTCGTGGCAGAGGGAAGAGAGACTTCAGCGGTGGTCGTGCCTGCACCAATGGTCGCCGCAAGCGTTTGAATATCTGTGTACGCGCGGTCGAAGCCAGTCTGTACTGAAAGATACTCAGTACGGATGGATTGAGATGTACCACGACTGGTGGCAGAGGGCATTCCGGAGACTGTGTAGTATGGAGATGACATCGTTTTCCTTAGGCTCTATCTAGGCGGCGAGGCGAATAGACAATGGTCGTCCCCTGCAGCGTGTGTGATTGGTCTTGCGCTCTGTTCGAATAGAACAACAGAGATATGTTCTTCGCCGTTCCCTCCAATGAGATGGATGGATTGCTCACATACTTGGAGTCCCATGTGAACTGATCCCAAGTGAACTGGTCCCAGTAACCACCATCGATCAGCAACTTGTCTGATGTGACAGCAGAAGGGCTGATGTCCGGGTCCGCATATCCCAAGTCATACGAGATGTTCACTTGAGAGTAAGCAGCAACCTTCACCTCGAAGATCGCTTTCCTGTATCTCTTCCTAACCTGCGGAGACTTGGAGTGATTGAAGGGAAGACGTATCCACGACTCAATCGCTGAACCATCGAAGCTTGTCCCGATGTTGTCTTGGTAGACATACCCATCGTCATCTCCGAAATAGGTAACCTCTTGACCCGTCGTTAAAGACGCGGTCACGATGCAGCGCACGGCCTTGCCGTAGTTAAGCGGCATGAACCCGTTGACCTGATCTCCACTCAGGCCCATCGCAATCGCAGTGCCATCATTGAAATAGATGCGAAACTGATCCTTGATACGAGAGGAGTTCGACACCGTCTGCATCCCGCGCTTGGACACGAGGAGGGACTGAATCTTGTGCGACACAGCGGCGAAGTCGAAGTCTCCGTATGTCAGTGTGGTCACGAGGTTTTGAATACCCCGCGGAGTCAATCCGTATGTCGTGTTGGACACCGGCTGCATCGTGCCTGCGAAGTACCCGATGTCGTAAATTGAATTGACAAGCTTGAAGTCTGCGACTGTCGTGCCGTACATGATGTACACACGGTTCGAGGTGAAGATAGCAAGCGACGAGCCGCTGACATTTCCACCCTGCGGGACCATCCCTGTGATCGTCTCTGAGACACCGATTTCAGCGGACCCCAGAACCACCGACCACGCATACGGCAGACCCAGTCCTGATACCTGAAGCGAGCCCTTGAAGGCCAGCATCAAATAGAACTTGTGAACGATAACGTGAGCGGGAGTGTCTGTCGTCATGCCCGTGTAGATCGGGACATACGTCGTGCCGTCGAACTCGAAGCAGGGATTGACCCCATCAACCCCGTACATTTTCTGCGTGTCGGTCGAGCCGGTGAAATTGGCATTCACGAACTCGCACTGACCACCAGCGGCGCGGGTGATCGCAGCACCCGCGGAAGTTGTTGTGCAGTACGTTGTCGTAAGACCTGAGTCTTTGATCAACTCACCACTGGAGAAAGTTCCTGCGGTGACGGTATAAACAATCGTCCCCGCCGCTGTGGAGCCCCAAGTTCCTGCGCGCGTGAGAACTGCAGTAATGACCCCAGTCGCACCTGAGGTCGCGCCCTTGATCGTCTGACCGACCGTTGGCTGAGCAAGACCTGTGCCGAAGGAGAACTGATTTCCGAAGACGACCTGCACCCATCCGCCTGCCGTGGCCTTCCACATATTCCCGGCAGTACCACCGACGTTGTCGCGGAAGGCATAGACCACGTCCTTGTAGACCCATACTCCACGAATCTGACCTGATCCTGTGATGGCTTGGATGTCTGCGCGGTAGTCGTCTGCTGCGATCTTGATGTAGTCCGCATGTGTTGAGGCAGAAGTCGCAGAGTTAAGCGCAGAAGCGCTTGTCGTCACGCCAACAACGACTGCAGACACGGTGATGTTCTCACCCGTGATGAATGTTCCTGTGAGACGACCCAAGATGTAGTTCGTACCGAAACTACCCAATACCTTCGCAGTCGCTGCAGACGTTGCACCAACGATGGTCGCACCAGTAGAGACTCCGGCGGAAACGGTGATACCTAGCGTCCAATACGAAGCGGACGAAGGAGATGTGCTTCCATCGAACCGCTCGTACCCATCGATCCTTCGATATCCGCCAGAGATTTCAGGCTCGTAGTTCTGCGCATCAATCACCATTCCCGAGGGGATTGCGAGCGCGGGAGACTGCACGTCCAGCCCACCTCCCAATGGGAAATATTCTTGCTTTATCGGCGCGATATCGCTCATGCTAGAGCAGAGCCCACAGTGATGTCGCTGTTCTGATCGCGTATCAAGCGGCGCAGCATCGCGTTGTACAGAGCGGTGCCTTCTTGAACCACCTCGGGTGCTGCCTCATACATGCCGTACATCATCATCGCGCGATAGACGATGACCATGTGATACCTGTCAGGCATCGATGGGGTATCCGTGTCAGCCGCTAGTACAGAGGGTGTCTTGTAGTATTCACCAACAATGGTGTACCCTACATCTCCGGGGATCATGCCGAAGTTCAGGCTCATGTCCGGGCCTTCTGCAACGAACAGCGGGTCACTGTAGGACAGACGCATGTTGCCGAACAGGTAGGTATCACGCCACGAGTCATAGTGCATCGGAGTGACGTGAATCTCACTGCGCACCCCGACACTTGTGATGTACCGACGAAGACTGTCGATCTTCCAAAATCCGTAGTCAGTTACTCCGCAATCAGTTGCAGAGTAGCTGTACTTTCCCGTTGTCGTCTGAAAGGAAAATGAGTTACGCATCCAGTTCCAAGTAGGCAGAACCAGTTGGATGTTCAGATACGCCTCATTGATCCAAGACGCAAGACGACCCGGCTCTCCCGTCACGCCGACAATCGTTGTCAAGTCGGAGCCTGAAACTCCGCACTTTGTTTTGAGCGCATTGGTGAGAGCCAGATAGTTCATTAGTGAGCCTGACGAATACGTGCCACCCACTCACGACCCAAGGGGTTCGCATCATTGAGAATGGTCACTGGGTAATTCGAACTTGTGCGGCGACTCACGGTGTTGCGTGGGCGCTCCACAGTTGCGTCGTCGTGCGTGGTCTTCACGGAGTCAGACTTGGAGCCGATCAAGACCTCCACGTACTTGCGACGCGTGATGATTTCACGACCAATCGGTAGCCAACCCACCTCCATCCACCGACCGTTCTCGAACACCTCGGCACCCTTGCCTTGTACCGTCACAGGGACAAAGGTCTCAGGGAAATCAGAGCGTGTGTTCTCTTCTATGATGATGGTGATGGGCTCTTCGTTGAAGGCCAGTTTTGCAAGTTGATCCTTTGCAAAGTTCACATCGCCCATCACGCCTGCCAAAGCTTCACCGTGAACAATGGGCGCATCGAGATCGATGTCATCCTTCTGTCCTAGAGCGAAATCTTCGGTGTGCAGTGAGCGCTTGTACTTGCGACTGACTGAGGGTTGTGTTGCTTCCAAGAGAATCTCCAAAAGTTAAAGGGACATAAAAAAACCCGCCGAAGCGGGTTCCTTTGAGACAGTGAGGTTTAGCTCACTTGCGGCCTGTCGGGCATGCTCACAACGTCAACCAATGTGTAGGTGATACCTGTCACAGCGGCTTGGTTGTTGGTGCCGAAAGTCCAAGTGCCAACTGCAGTGGCACCGGCCTTGATCACCTCATACCCAATCGGGCACATGGTGTCAGGGATGCTTGGAAACGACGGAGCAACGAGGAAGTTGCCCGACACGTCCAAAGCCTGTACTGCGCCCTGAGCAGCAATCAAAGTGCCAGCAGCATTGAAGCCGATGACGATCACAGTACCTTGATTGGCAGACACGCCAGTGAACGACAGGCCAGTGGCTGCGTCCGTGGTGGGGGTTGCGGTATTGCTCAGAGCAGCGTGGCTGTAAGCCTTGCCGCGAATCGCAAAGTTCAACGTACCTGTCGAAGACAGAGTAGAAGTAGTACCGGCAGCGAGTGTGGCCTTGCCCAAGCAGAGGGTCACGGGGACAAATTGAAGTGCGTCCATTTTGAATATCCTTTGAAATTAGAGAACGTAGGTTGGGTCGATAGCACCAACCGGGGAAACGTAGACCGTCGTAGCCGTGGACAGTACGGTAGTACCACCAGTGAACGCAGACGCGTAGGTCACAACCAAGTAGCCCACAAGAGCCTTGCCTTCAGGGAACTGGGGGAACTTCACTTTTGCAAGCGTCGTACCTTCAATGCCCATCTTCACAGTCACCACCGAAGCGGAATCAATGAAGTAGCAAAACACGTTGTAAGAACCAGCGGTGATATTCAAACCCGTGAGGGCAGGCATATCAGTACCGGCAGCAATTGCCACAGGCACACCATTCGCCACACCAGCAAAAGCTACTGCGCCGATCTTGGATGTGGTAGTGGTGGTGGAGATCACCAAGCCTGCAGTAGAAGTTGCCTGCGAAGAGAAGCGATCCACAAGGGGTCGCAGAATCTTCGACAGGGCGTCTTTGGTCAAGGCGTTGGAGACGCCACCGAGGATGGAGGAGAAAGTATCAATCATGTGTTTTCCTTAAAGGAAAAGGGACCGAAGTCCCTCTTCATTAAGCGGCGCGAGCCACGTTAACGACAGCCATCCACTGGTGGTTCTCGATCATCACGGCTTTCCACCAGCTTGTACCGGCGTATCCACGTTGACCCAGAGGATCGCTCTTGCTCTTCTCACCCGGAGGCAGGAAGGTAGGATCGAGCGCCTTCAGGCCACGAACCGCGATCTGCGAGAACGCATCTGCACCCAATACGATGATTGGGTACACGTCCATCGAGGTGCCGGTGGTGGAGTAAGCCGAGCCAGAACCAGTCCACGATGCAATGGCAGCGCCACCGTCTTGGAAGGAAGGCAGATCGGGAGACAGGATGTAGCGGATGCGCTCGCTCTTGCCAACTTCACCAGCTTCGGGTGTGCCGGAGGCATACTTTTCAGCAGGAACGAAGTTAGGCAGATCGCGAATCTGACGCTCAAGGTCAGTGTGTGCATAGGCGAAGTAGCCCGGAGCCACAGCGTCTGTACCAAAGCTGCCAGATGCCTTCAGAACCGAAGTCACAGGCATCGAGTGGTTAGCCATCAGGCCACGCACAATCGCGCTCTGCAGATTCAGGGTCATCGGGCCAGCAACCGTACCGCGCGAAGTGCCAGAGCCACCGTAGTATTGATTGGTACAGGCTTTGAGTTTGCCGAACACAATCATCTCGTTGACCAAGCCCACACGCTCGCCAATCTGCGTTTTCATCTGCGCAGGAATGTCGTCTTCGTACAGGTTGAAGGTCTTGTCAGAGAAGCCATACAAGCAGGAATACTGCTGAACGACTTCAGTCACGTCGAATGGCGTGATGCTGTCAGGAGTGGGCGTCACACCTTCACTTGTCAGGTGGGCTTGAGTGATAGCGTTACCGCGGTCACCCGTGCCGTTGGCAAAGAAGATATTGGGAGACGCGGCAGAAGCGCCATAAGGCAAGAACTTGCGAGCAACGTATGTGTCGCTGCTGTTCTGGGGCATCTGCACCTGACGACCTGCTTTGGCAAGCACTTCGTAAGGCTTGGCGTGACCCAATATTTCGCCTTTAAATTTATTTATCCGGCCCGGTGTTAGGGCAAAAGTTTGCATTGTCATGATTTATCCTAATTAAATAAGGTTTAGCGACTGGAGTAACCAGCCTCGAATTCATCCATATCCGTCTTGGCAGGGGCGAATCCGCCTGAGCCTTTCGGAGTGATTGCTGCTTCGATACGCTTTTGCCTTGTAGCCACGCTTGGTGTCGGGACAGGAGGAGCGACTGCTTTGGCTCGGTGTGTTGCATACATACGAAGCATCTTTGCTGCATCGCGGATGTTTTCAGATGCACCAAGCGCCTGAATATTCTCCGGTTGCGATTGCACCCAAGAAACGAATTCAGGTTTTTTGACTTCCTGATCCCAGTCCTCGATGACCCCATCCAGCACAGCGTCGATACTTTCCTTGCGGGTCGTATCTACTTTGCCATTGAGATCGTTTGCAACCTTTGCAATTTCATCAGGATTGACCTTACCCACCGAGGCGAGTCGGGCATCCATGAACTTCTCTGTCGCTGCTGACCACTCGGGAAAATCAGCCTTGAGGTCATCCCATTCTTTGGGGTTGCTCATTGCCTCTTTAACCTGCGCCTGAGTAGGTGCATCAGATACCTGTTGTGAGGCGGCTTTAGAAGCGGCCAAGGTTTCCTGCATCTGCTTTAGGTTGTGGTTCAGTCCACCGATATGACCCTCAGTGTTACGGATGCGCCCTTCAAACTTATCCAGTTTGGCAAGCACTTCTTGTAACGGGTCTTTAGCAGGCTCAGCAGGAGTCTCCTCTTGCTTTGCCTCTTCCTTTACTTCGGACTCCTGAGCTTCTTCGACTACCGGCTCATCGACTGGCGGCTTCTCAGCGGCTGTGTCGGTTCCCGTGTAGCCTGATTCAAACTCATCTTCATCCATTAGCGTCTCCACAAGTAAAAAAACGTACCGAAGTACGTCCTAAATTGATGCCCGTCGTGCGAGGGACACCATCTTCCTCAGAGCCTTGTCAAGGGTCTGAGTTATTCCGTGATGGGTTCTTTGGCAAGCGCCATGTTCACCCTAAGTTCTTTGATCTGACCGCGAATCTTTGCGGTCGATATGTCTGTTTGGTCGCCTTCGTTCCAGCTATGCATCGTCTCTAGACGCTCGGTCCAGTACGCCATCAGCTTTTGCCAAAGTGCGGTGTGCTTGTCTTCGTGTGTGAGTACGAGTTTCATGCTGCTTGTTGCTTTGCTAATTTGTTGGCTTTTTTGGTCGCTACTCTTTTCGCAATCTGCTCAGGAGTCCATGTGCGACCCATATGGGCATCAGATAATTTCTTTCTCGTTTCCTCCGAGATTGGCGGAGGCTTATTACCCCTATTTGCATCGCCTATCTTTCTTTTGGTTTCCTCAGAAAGCTTCTTGCCCGGATGCTTCTTTCCTGAGTTGGCAACACCTATTTTCCTTTTTGTCTCACCAGAGTGAGCCATTAAAACACCAGCCAACTTTCGTCTTTCGATGGATTCAATGGTACCCACTCTGATCTTTTCGCGCTGCTCCGGGGTTCGTGTTACGCCACGTCTTTTTTCATCCGCAAGAGCCCTTTGCTCCGGCGTCATAGGTGGTATATGACGGTCCAACCTCTTGCTTGACGCGGATAGCTTACCTCTTGTCTCAGCAGAAATTGGTGGCCTAGCTCTTACAGCGATAGATACCTTCTTTTTGAAGTCATCGCTGCGCACAACCCCAATGGAACTACCGGCTACAAGACATATGTTGTATTCAGGGTGCAACAAATCAATCCAAAATTGCTCACGCTGCACCAACAGACTCTTATCAGAAACCTCTTCCAGCACCAAGAACTCAAACATCTCTGCCCCATGTTTATTCCAAG